ATCCAAGCTTAGGTCTACAGGCTCTTCATCGGACTTCTTCATGTCCATTTCGTAAGCCTTCATAGCCTCTTCTTCATTCATTCCTTTGTCCATGTAAGGCTTTAGTTTTGCCTTTAGGTCATCGGACATTTTTTCGACTTCATTAGTCATATCAGATTCCTCTGTATCTCGCTTAAATAGAGCAACCTTGGCTTGCGCATTAGCTGGGCGATCCACCAAAGATAGCTCATCAAGCTCTAATTGCTTAAGAAGGTTCATGTATCTTCTCCTTAATCGCACGACCGCCAATGCTGAAGGCCGCAAGTTCACCAGACTTGACCATATTCCAAACACTGTCATCATAAACTTTGTAAGCTACGACCCAGCCTTCACGGTCACTCTGTATGCCTAGGCTATCACCGATTTCTTTGGTGATCGGCAGAGAGTGGATAACCATCCCTGTCTGTTCGCCTGTGTGCATGGTTTTACCGACACGAACGTTCTCCATGAAGTCATTCACGGCCTTAACGAGTGTCTCGGCTTCGATTACGTCACCCTGACGGTCAACAACACGTTCACCTTTCTCAGTGATGACAGAGGCCCATCCATAGACGATGCGTTGTTCATCATCAGTCTTTAGGATTTGCCCTTCGATGTCTTTTGTTAAATCAGTCACTGTAGTACCCTTTTCCCACATACGGCATGACCAATAACGAGCAGAAGTCTTGTCTGTTGCTGTATCGCAAGAGTGACGACTGCGGAAATTAGAACGAGCCTTGGGATCATCACGACGAATCTCCATGTTAGGGTCTCCAAAAGTGACCTTAACTGTGCGATCTCCGTCTTTTACATAAACTCCAAACTTCTTGCTTGATCCTGCAGGAAGTCTGAAGGGCTTATTCAGTGGCTTATCGGCTTTATCAACCTGTTCCTGCGTTGGTAGATCGCTTCCATCCCATACTTGTGATTTTCGTGTGCTGAGAGGATGTTTAGAAGGTAAGAGATCAGTATCATGCTTACCACTACGGAAGCGGCCTGTTCTAATAGTGCGTAGGAAATTGTTGACACGAGCCATTGCCCATTGTTCTGGAGATGAGACAGTAGGACGTACCGAAGTTGGGTTCGTCTTATATGCGCCTACACCTCTGTTATATACTTGACGTAGCATGGAAGTAGTAACTTTACCTTTGTCTCCATGCTTCTCATTATGCTCTTTAACCTTAGCCGCTAGGGAGCTAGTCTCTACCTTAGTGACTTCTTGGATAACTGCATTTAGGATACGAGCTAGAAGGTCTTCTTCTTTCTCTTCTTCTTGTTCCTGAGGAATCTCTTGAATACCTGCAAGCTCTTTATGATAGTTAAGATAGTCATCATGAGTTTTACCTGGCATGTAGTACACAACAGCACCTACCTCATGAGTGTGGATGTCTCCATCAAACCCTAGCATGAAAGAACGGCTACGAGCTTCTGCCGGGGTAGTAAATATGTCATCGTCCATCTGACGTTTCTTTACTGCAGACCAAGCTGACTGAAAGGCACGTTGTTCACTCTTTGTGTCTTCGTAGACTGAGTTGAACACTCGGCGGAATTGAGTATGCTTATCCTCTGGTACAGTTTGACGTACCGCTTTAGGAAGTTCTGCATTACTGGAATAAGGCATTAGAGTACTTTCGCTAGATAACCTTTGAATATGCCAAAGGCTACAACATTATTCGTTTCTGTTTCGCAGCGTATACGGATGTCACCATTCTTAGGTACAATCAATGGTGGGTCTATAGACACATCAGATGGTCCACCTGTAGAAGACGCTGTAAAGCAACCAGCTTGACGGAAAACCTTACCTGCGTTTCTTATCTCTAAGTAAAAGTCTACGGCACCTGCTTGCTTAACACTCACTGCACCATAGAAACCAGTGATTATATAATAGTCATTCTTACTGAATGTGGTTGCAGCTTTGAATGACTGTTGGAACCCTGCAGGAATATCAATATGTATCTTAGTTTCGTCTGTAGGAACACCGCCTGAGATAGTTGTGTCTTCGTATACAACAACACGACCAACAAGTTCTGTACTGTCACTGTTGTATATACGAGATACACGAGCGAGGCTTGTGTCTAAGGCAACTTTGGTTTGACCACTTAGCGTTGCGGTTTGTACAACGAAGGTAAACTCTCCATCACTTATCGTGTGACCTTCAATAGTAACCTCTTGTGTGTCAGAGCCAGAAGAAGAGGATACGTGGGAAATAGTGTTGTCTGTAACGTATACTTCATCACCACCCACTGTCCAAACTGTTTCTAAACTTGTTGTACCTAACTGAGCAGAACGACCAAACTTGATTAGAGACTTAGCCTTACGGTCAATCGAGACTTTATCTCCATAAGTCTGTTGAATTTCACGCTCACCTTGGACAAGTCTTCCGTCAGGAACCTCGTATGCTCTTCTTGTCCAACCACCGATCATTTGTTCTATTTCCTGTACTTCTTGAGCTACTACCGCTTCTGGGTCGCTGGCATTCTGTATTCTGGGTCTGCCAGTAGTGATATTGTTGGCAGTAAGACTGTGATCCTGTGAGAGAGATGGAGAACCAAGAGAGGGGCTACCTAAAACTAAAGAGCCAGTACTTAAGACTTCATCTTCAGTTATGTCTGCATCAGATACCGTAGGAGAGCCTGTGAGGACTGCTGATGCGGTAAGACCATGATCTTGAGTCAGGGTAGCCTGATTAGCTTCTGGCGTTCCTGTAGCTAAATTAGAGGCTGTGAGGCTATGGTCTTGGGTAAGAGCTACAGTAGAAACAGAGGGTGCTTGGGTTTCTACTACATTGCCAACAAGAGAATGATCTTGAGTAAGGGCAGCAGTGGAAACAGAGGGTGCTTGAGCTTCTACTGAGTTCGGGGTTAGAGAGTGGCCTTGAGTTAAAGTGGCGTTATTAGCTTCTGGTGTTCCAGAGGTAATGTTATTGGCAGTTAAATCGTAGTTTTCTACGCTTTCTGCACCATCATCACCTAGAGGAGAAGAACCTAGTGGGCTGAAGCCTACCATGATTTAACTCCTTAAGGTTTAGTAGGCCAAGTTATCTCAAACGGAAAGCCTTCTTGCTGTGGAACATTTCTTAGAGCCACTCTATAGTCAGATTGCTCTTGTGACATTGTGTGATCTGAGCCAGCCCACCAATCAGTTTCTTTAAGTAGGCGATCTCTTTCCCAACGTACGTCCATCGCCTCTATTCTTTCCAGTTCAGCAGGATCAATGTACTTGGCTTCGGCTTCTGTTTCTTCTACTTCTTCAGACATGTTAGTCCCTCACACCGTACAAGCTCCACTTGCCAGTATCTAAGTTGCCTGTGCTGGCGTATAAATAGAAACCTTGAATATCAACTGTTGATGATCCATACTCAGTGAATGCGTGGTGAGTTATTGGGTAGCCAGAAGAACTTATGTAGCCACCAAGGGAACTAATTTGCTGGTACTGAGTAACGCCATACTCATCTCTGTCTACCATAAATGTTATTTTTCCAGACCAGCCACTTTCATAAGTGCCACCACCAACATTTGTGTATCTACTCAAGTGGTGAACGCTTGCCGTTGTGGCCTGAGCATAATCTGTTGAACCACTAGTTTCTATATACTGCCCTTGATAAATCGAGCTGCTAGATGTGGAGTTGCTGTAATATGAGCTTCCGTATCTTATTCTCAAGTAAAGTTTAGCATCCGAAACAGGAGTAAGGCGATCTAGTAAAAGTTCATACTTACTGAAAGTAGAACGTGCGTTACTACTAAGACTCCCACTCGTTCCTGCTCGCCAACCGTAAGAAAGGGAAGATTGATCGCTCACAGTGCCATTTGTCAGTAACTGCCGACTAGCAACTTCTTCGTGCGAGGTTGTGGCGTAAACCACCGCATCACCACTAAGATCAATACGACTACTGCCAGAACTACTTTTATCTACGTGAGTGTCGCTGAAACGATTTAATGTGTTGGTAGAAACAGTAACATACGCAGTGCCTACTTCCCAGTTGCCGTTAGCATCCTCTATAGTATACTTTACAAAGCAATCATCAGAAAGCGCATCAGAAAAACTCTGGTATCCATCAACAGCACTGCCAAGAGTAACACTCCCAGTGCCAGTTGAGGTGGTTGTCACTTTAGTACGTAAAGGGTACTTAAATTGCGTCATTGTTTACCTATGCAGGATCAGGGATACCGATAGTAAACGAACCTAGAGAGAAGGTGTTACCAGAAGTTACTGATTGTGATGCACTAAGAGAGCCTGTAGCGAGTAAACGAGAGTTTGCGGTATCAACAACAGCATAATGGGTTGCAGTGCCTGTTGAGCTTACTGATCCGTCTGAAATAGCTGAAACTGTAACTTCACGACCACCACCAGAGCGATCAGCAGGTGCGCCAATAGCAAGTGACGTAGAATTGCCTAAAGTGTAGGTACTGGTCGCTTCTGTGTATGTCGTAACCTCTTGTGAGGTAATATCAATACGATTTGCTTCGGTATCAAGCACTGTAAGGCCGTTGTCGAATACTCTGTCTGCTAAACTAGCCATAGGATTAACCTTCTTCTGGAGCTTTAGGTATTATTACGTTATCGTCAGGTCCATCGTAATAGTCAGCCAAAGCTCTTTCTTTTTCTTGTGCGAACCCTCGGCTCTCTGCATAAACCCCTTCGTCTAGTGCAGGTAGCTCAGCATTTCTTAGAAGGGCATTAACAATGCTTGTCTGATCTGCTAGGCTAATGTCTGCGCCGTTTAGGTTTCTCAAGTATGCACCTAGTTCACGTAGATCGTGTGGAGCTACATCACCTGCTCTGACTTTTGGCATATGGTCAAAGTTAAGACCGTTAAGATGCCACAGTGGTCTGACCAATTGTGTATTCAACACGTCAAAGATAGAGTTAATATAAGACTCCATAGATCGTAGGAATAAGTCAGTTTTAGACTTAGACAGTGCATAAGAGCCATTAGCCCCTGCTCCTAGCATTAGAAACTCAGCCATAACACTACGAGCAATATCATGCTGATAACGGTTGATAATGGGGTTAATATCAATGTTTCGAGAGCCATTTGATGCGATAAGTTCGATGTCCACGATACGTTGATTAGTAGGCTTCCCATCAGCATCACGATAGACATCAGAAGGAAGAAGCGCATAACCTTGTTCATTAAACTTAAGGTCACGTAGAATCTTCTCCATTTGTGCTCGGACGGAGGCTTGGTCTGCTGTGGCATCTGGACTTAAGTACTCTGCGGCAATACGACCAACTGGGACACCATGTAACTCACGCTCTACTGCTATCGCTTCGATGTTCTGAAGGTTCTTAAGATACTGGTAAGAAGAATATGCATTCCGTAGGATAGAGCGTCCAGATGGGTCGTTGTTCGTGTTCGTCGTCTTGTAGTGTAGTATCTTGTTAGACGGTATGAAAAGGCTCTTAGTTCCGTAGTTTTGCTCTTGGCGGACACCCAGGACATCTCCTGTTGTCTTATCCACATCAAATCGCTCAATCGTCCATTGTGCGCGAGACGCAAGTTTGCGTACTCCGATGCGGCCATCGGTATATTTAGAGTATTTCTTACCTGCTCGGAAGTCTGGACCGCGTCTCCGCTTGTAGACCACCTCAAAGATCGAGAATCCAAAAGTCAAATGAGACAACGCTTCAGAGATGTGATCATCTAGGGTATGTTCCATATCCTCTAGAACACTCTTAACGAAGTCTGCCTCCTTCTTAGCCTCATCGGAATCATTGGCTGGTTCTACATAATAGTCTACATCACGTAATACTTGCTCTGTAGCATACATAACAGCACCGATAGTACTGTCGTTATCCCGCATCTCACGGAACTTGCGAATTGCTCGCTTGCCTTTAAGTTCAGGTAAGAACTCGTCTGCACGGATTGTACCATCTTTAGTGTTAGAGCCGCCTTGACCTAACTCTACCTTACCTAACTCTTCACTTAGCTTTTTCATTGGTTATCCTACGAAGGAGTCTTAT